ATAGTTTGTGTTTGTTTCGGTTTCACCAGATATTGATATAATTCTTTGAATTCTTTGTGTTGCAATTTTAGTTCTATCCCATCTTTGCTTATCTGAATTTGCAGTATAAGGTCCAAAATCTTCACCCTTTTTATCCCACAAGAAGAACGGAACTTTTTGTGAGTAATCCCCCAATCTATTATTTAAACATAATCTAACAAATCTACCGTTATCATCTAATTTAAAATCAATAGGTGTTGGTCCATAATTTCCTGTTCCTCCTGTAAAATAAGTTATTGTCAAAGGGTCTTCAGGGTCTAAGAATTCACCATTAAACATGAAGTATTTTGATGAGTCTAAATCAAAAGCCTCAATACCCGCTTCATTATTAATAGACATTAATTGAGTTATATCACCATCCAATACTTGTCCAAAATTGTAACTTGAATCACTAAAGAAATCGCCAACATCAAATTTTGCATTTGACACATCCATTCTATAGTTAATAACGTGTTCAATAATATTAGCAGGGTCTTGGTATGTAGTTGGGGTTAAATCTCTAACAACAGAACAGGTTGGGTCAATCCTTGGGTCATAACATATTTCATACATAAACTCGTCTCTAACACCAACATCATAGAAAGTAGTTGGATGTAACAATTCTAAGTAGTTACTATATTTTTGACCTATGAATCCGTTTGTTGGATTATATGGTGTTGACCTATAATAGAATTTTTTATGTAAAACATTATAAAAAACTAATTCTCTTGGGAATTTAGAACCTCTTTGATTTAAGTCTAAAACTTGTTGGTTATCCCATTTAATCCTATAATCAAATTTAAAGAAATATAATAATCCATTTAACCAATTATCTATAAATGAAAAATTAGTCACTCCTCCACAGAAAAATAAACCAACTCTTTTTCTTTTATACCATTCTGTTAATAAGTCAATATTTTTTGATGCTCCTTGAATAACTGGTATGATTGTAAAAACGCCGTCTCGTATTTCCGAATACCCCGATTTAGTTTTTCTATCATAATATTTGTTACCAATTTTTGACCATATTTTAAAGTATGGCATTCTTTCTGAACCCCCGCCTGCAATAATATCGGCCATAATTGTAGAACCAGCAACAGGTGTTGATGATTCGACTAAACCAGCGGCGTATCCTGTTGATGGGTTTATTGGTGAGTGTGAATCTCCGTATGAAGAATCTGGTGTTGCCCACAAATATTTGTATGATAATGCCTCATTATATGCTTTGTCATATTTTTGACAACCTACTTCTGTTGCAATTTCATTTCTTATTTGGTCGGCCGGATTTTTCTTTCTAACTGTTCTATCATAAATTCTCATGATAACAAAAGTTCCTCTATCTGCAAAATTACCCACTCCATTATGTCCTCCCTCATATCCTGCATAGTTAACACCACATAAATTTGTCCATTCCTCATGACTAAATGCTAACACTTCCATATAGTTTTTCCAAATACCAACAACGTTTGTCCATTGTTGTATTTTACTACTTAGTCTTGTTGGTCCATTTGAAGCACCATATGCTTCCCAACTATCTTCTTTATCTGGACCCAAAAATGTTGCTTTCCAATGATCTCTAAATTGAGCGGCTCTAAAATAACTTTTATTACCTAAAGCATTATTTGACTTATTAAAGTTTAAAATAAAATTTGAGAATGATATTGATGTTATACCCGCTTTGTCTGGAGGTACTGTGTATGGAATAATTGTATCATCAACCAAAGGATACATATCCGCAATAAATCTACTATCGTTTATGTCTCCTTGTAATGGTATAACTTTTGCAGTACTCAGATATTCTAATATTGTTTTTTGTGTTGCCTTTGTTGGATTTGTTAATTGGAAATTGTTACTATATAGTGGTGATGATGTGTCAGAACTATAATCTCTTGCCTGTGCATCTGGATAAAATGATTGTAGCCAAGATGAACCGTTTGTGGTTGATGTGTTAAATTCTATTGGTATTAACATTACCGAGCCAGCACCTTGACCAATACCGACTACTTTTAATTTTATCTCTCCAACAGACGCATATTCAGATTCAGTTGATAAATCGGCAAACCCCGATGTATCTTCAGAACACTCTTCACAATCGGGATAAACCGTTAATGGAAGTACTTTTGTTCCTTTATCTTGCATACTATATGCCGCACTCATAAATTGTTCACCAATTCTCGCAAACGGTCTCCAATTAAACGGCCATCCAAAATATATTCCGAATAGACCTTGACCTACCGAAAATAAAAATGAACCAATAAATTCAAAAAATTTAACAATAATAATTGCAAAAACAAATTGTATAAATGTTACAATAGAAGATATTAATAAACTAAATTTAATTCTATTTCTAAACGCAAAATTTGTTGGTATATAATTTGCATTACCTGTACAATCATCTTCTTGACTTGGTCTAATTTGTTTAATTCCTAAAAATGCATCTCTTCTTGATAAACCAAAAAATTGTTCAGCAGATGAAACTTCATAATGTGATCCTTGAAATGAAGTTGGTGTATATACTTTTCCATAAATAAATTTATAAAACACATCTTCGGGAACTCCTCCATTATCTGTTCCCAACATTTTTTTCTTTTTGTCCTCAACCCATGTAGGGTTAGTCATTGTTGATTTTGTTCCATCTGGAAAAACAGCCGTTAAATAATCTTCAAATACATTTGAAAATTGATAAGTCGTTAATAATTCACCATCGTATTCACCTAAATTATTTGAACCATTTTCATTTTTATTATATTCTCTAATTTGTGGTATTAAATAATGTGCAGATGTTGTTCCCTTTGTTGATTCGGTATTTCCTTCACCTAAACCAATTCTAAGTCTTGCAATTGTTGTTGTTGGAATACCTTTATTTCGGTCGTTTGTAATTTCTTCTTCGCCAAATTCGTTTGTGAAGGTATATTCCATATTCATTGGGATGACAGCCATTGCTGTACCGTCATCTTCAATAACACCCGGATTAAAATACTCTAATTCAGGATACAATGTTGTTCCATCTGAACCATATACTTTATTTCCTGTATATCTTACACCTTCAATTTTACCACCACTAGTTTGTAAATTACATTTGTATCCGGTGTTCATTCTAATGACACCAGTTTTCTTAACCGCATCTGAATTACTATCTGTTACAGATGAGATTAAAATTAATGAAATTGGTTCTACCTTAACACCTTTATCTGATAAGTCAAAATCCACTCTTGATATACCTATTTCACATAAATCTTGATTTCCCCAAAATGGAAAAACCTCAATTTTTTTATTAAATGCCACAATTTGTTCTAATCCATCTAAATCTTCATCAGATTTAAAATTATAAAACCTATCAAATCTTTTTTCGTCAACTCCTTGTCTAATAAAATCATACGGTCTAATCGAAAAACATCCCATATCTGACAAGTCAACTTCTGCATGAATTGTTTGTTCCCCTAAAGGTACTCCCCAAATCATAAAGTCACCGGCACTATTGGTTTTTACGGTATAATTGTAATAAGTTTCATAAACTTCTAAAACCTCTTCTCTTGATAATATTTCTTGTTGGTCGAAAAATGTACCTGTTGGTACGTGTCCTCCGTGTTGTTTCCTTGATGGTAAAAGATTATAACGATATCCATCATCATTTTTATCTACGACTGACGTATAGGGATATAAAGCGGATATAACGGGGTCTGTTGAATCTGTGTCTTTTTGTGGTACAAAAACCGATACTTTAACATTTGGTATACCTAAACCATTATTTGCAGTAACTCTACCACAAACCACTCCATAATCCGAGCATAACGATGTATATGCCTGTTGTTGGGTAAATTTTAATGATAAAACCTCCAATAAGTCGTAGTCTTGTTTTAACTCAACCGTAACCCTTTGGTCTTTTCCAATATTTGTTGAAATTCTATGTTTTTGCATTGTTCTTATAATAAATAGAAAGCATGAGATTTTCTACTATTATAACGAAAAAACATTTTAGTATGTAGTCGTTCCTAAAGATTTAGTTCTTACTTTGATATCTACATTTGGGAATCTGATTTGGAAAATTTGATTGGACTTCATGAATATCGTTAAATCAGTTTGTGTTATTAATCCTGTTGTTGCGTTTACGTCTTGTGAAACTTCAGAACTTGAGTAGTTTCCACCTTTTTTGTTAAAAACTCTAACGTCGACAACATTTACAACTCCTGAAACTGCACCAATTTCTCTCATTAAATCTCCCACGAATAATGGGTCACCCATTTTACGTTTTTCAATTGCGAAAAATTCTACTGTATTTTGAATCGTTGTTCTTAAAATATCACTTGTTTTTTCGTTCTTATCGACAATTAAATCAATTTCTAACCCTAAATCAATTACCTGACCACTTGTAATATCAATGTAATCATTTATCATTCTATATTCAGAAAGATAACTTAATATGTTGTTTTTCAATGTATTAGAAACAATATCAGTTAAATTACCATTTTCATCATATGATAAAAGTTTAATCTTAACCTTATTATCTTCTTCCATTACATTTACTTTAGCAGGTGCACCATAAGTAGATGGCATTGTCTCAATCAATGATTTGTAATCATTTAAAGTTACCGCTCTATCTTGTGCGGAAAAATTATAAGATACCATATTTCTTAACTCTTCTATTGTAGGTTGGTCAGCTCCACCGATTGCGGGAGTTACGTTAGTAACTCTCAATGATTGTTGGACTTGTGAATTAAAGTTCTCATTTGGACCATTAACCTCAAATTCAACGTCATCTACACTTGTTATAATATTAACCCCTAAATTCGAGTCTTTACCACCTCCAATACGATATTTGATGAATATTGTGGTGTTGGCCTTTGGTACCGCACCCAATGACATATTATTTAGATATGTTGATAGATTAACCTTTAAAGAACCATTCATATAGTTATCTAAATTATCTAAT